GCGGTGATCGTCACCAGGAAAAGAGGCTTCTTCGGTGAAGCTCCTTCTTTGCCCGTCAGTATGGTGAATCCGCCCATCAGTTCATCTGCACCAAAACGGTATTGATCCGCGAGAGGCCGAAGTCCGCGCGCAGAATCGACATCGTGTCCGAGGCGTAATACACGTTCGAGTAAGTCGTTCCGTCTTCATCGGTGAAAGTGAAAGGGAACGCCCTGCCCCAGTTCGCGAGAAAGTGCGCCACTTTGGTGTTGACCAGCGCGTCCGAGAGCACCGTCTCGTCGAACTCCCAGCCCATCAGGCCATCGGTCGGAAAATTCGTCAGGCCTCCAGAGAATTCGGCAAACGTGTATTTCGGCCCGGTCGGCATCGTCGACGCGACGGTCTGCCAGCGCTTCTTCTGGGTGTAGGGCAGCTTCGAAATAACGCTCGTTGCAATCGTGGGATAGGCGCCGCCGCTCGTTCCCGGGCTGAGATTCTGAGGCAGCGCCTGGGTGAGAGACCACTTCACGCCGTATTGCGTCGTCACCTGTTCAACGGCTTGGAATTCGTCGCTGTCGAAGCCCAGGTCGGTATACGTGATATCCGTTGTGGCCGTCAGGCCTGCACTTCCGCTGCCTCCGGTGAACTGTCCTTTGGCTCCTGCGAAGGCCGCCTTCAGCGCATTCTTGTCGGCTTGCCGAAGTGGGTTATAGCCGAATTCGAAATGCAAACGCGGGAAGCCGCTCACGTGGCGCGAGGGATTGCCGCTCTGTGAGTCAGAGCAGCTCGTCTGGCACTGATACACCTGGGTGAAGGGATAGAGTGCCGTCGAAGGCCCGCGGATGACTGGAAGGGCTGTCGGCATTTAAGCGACGCCCCCAGGTGTATATTTGGGGAGGCCCGCGCCGGTGAAAACGACGCGAGCCAGCGATCGAAGGCCAAATGAGGTGGCCCACCGATGCAAACCAAGGATACCGCGAAGAAGTTGAGCGAGGCGATTGAAGAAGCCCAGCTCAAATTGGCAGCCAAGGGACCGTTCACCGCGGTCGACATCGCCCGCTCCGTCATCGACGCTCTGGAGGGCGATCCCGACTGGCCCACCGTCCGCGACGAGCTGGTGCTCGGAATCGTGACCGTCGCCGCACAGCGCCGCATTACCCGGACCATCGCCTCGTCGGATCCTCGCCAGGGATGGCTCGCTCTTCCCGAATATGAGCATGTCCCGCAATTGATCGAAGTCGGTGGGGGGTTCATGGACGTCAACGAAGTCACGCTGGAACAGTATCGGGAATCTGAGGCCCAGCTCCGCCTTCGAATCAGGTCGTACGGCTACCCGAGACGGTCGGAAGAGAAGCTGAAACGCGATAGACAGGCGCTTGCCCAGATGCGGAGATTGGAGCGAAGCGTCGCGCCGTTGATGGCGGGCGATCCTTTGATGAAAATGAGGGATGCGATAGCTGCCTTTGAGCAACTCGGAGGACACCTGCTCGCAAGCCGAAAGGCCCGGGGATCGAAGGCAATCCGCGCCCGCTGGAACAGGAAAAACCCCTGAAGCCGCTCGACGCAGAATCAATAACTTAAAGTATCGACAAACCGTCGCGATGTAGCCACGCTTTGGGCTTTTCATCACGCCCCCGCCACATAGCGAATCGCGTTCGATGCTCGCCCCTCATGCGACTGCAAATGATTTGCAAGAGATTCGCCGACAGCCATGGAGTTACCGGGCTTCTGGAGGAAGCTGTGGAACGACTCCGAATCCATCGTCTGAATCGGACCGGTGAACACGTTGGTAACGCCGCCGCCCGCTCCCGGAGCATTCGAAACTGGCGTCAAGCCTGTACCCGTCGCGCTACCGCTATAGGGCGCCGTGACCACGCCCGGAGCGTCATACCAGCCCTGCTGCCCGTTTAGAGTCCGCTTGGTAATGTAGGGCTCCGCAACGGTCGGTACGGCGGAAAGGTTCGAGGTGCGGATATTTCCCCTCGCGTCGAAATCCTCGTAGGTGCCGTTCATTCCCTGCGTGACATTAAGCGCTGTCGGCGCGAGGTAGGCGTCCTTGTTGATGTAGTCGGTAATCTGCTGCGATCGCTGCTGAGGCCCGGTAGAAAGAACTGCACTCAATAGGCCCGTAACGGCGGCAATAGGGGCTGCAATGAGCCCAGCTCCAGGGATGAGGGACGCCATACCCGCGAGCGCGGCGACGCCGCCCAGAGCCCCGGAGGCCCCACCCTTTTCGAATGATTTGATAGCGGAAATGGTGCCCGCCGCTACCGCGGCCGCGACACTGACGCCTTGGCCTATTGTCGTGGGCGTCGACGAGGCAATCGGCGTGCCGCTGGCATCGTGAGGCAGGCCGTCGGTTCCCCATCCGACTGTCCCGGCAGGTGGTTGCGTCCCCAGGAGGCGGGCGAGGGCCATGCTGGGACCTCCCGAGACTCCCGATGCAAATTGAGCCAGTACGCTGCTACCCGCGTTGAGCGCGCTGGTTGACGAAAGATTCGGACCGAAAGCGTTAAACGTGTTGGGCAGGTTATAGAGGCTCGTACTGCCGGCGCCGATCCCCGTACCCATCAGGCCGCCGCTCGATCCCATAAACGGGTTGAAGCCGCTTCCCCCTCCGGATCCACCAGGTTGGACCTGAGCATTCGGGTCGCTGTTGCCGGTGAAGATGCCCTTCAAGTCGCCACGTAATCCCAAGACTTGCTTCACTGTTTCGAGGGTGTTGTTCGCCGTCTGCTGCGGGGCAGCGTTGGCGCTATCGAACACAGTGCCGTGAAGCAGACTTCCGAGCGCTCCCGTTTGCGCCGATGCCGGAATCACGCTTCCCAGCGCGTGGGTTGCGCCTTCGAGGATTGGTGTCGCGGCGTTGGTGAAGAGCTGCTTACCCTGACCGACGGCGAAGTCCTTGAACCATGAGCCGGTGGAGCGGCTCCGGAGCGCGTCGAACAGGCCGCCCGCCATCTGTGAGGCTTCCTGCTTTTGCTTCAGCGCAATATCGAGCAGCTCGTTTTCGCGCTCCATCTCGATATCGAACTTCTTCTCCTTCAACTGGTCGATGGCATCGAGGCGCGCCTTTTCTGAATCGACACCCTTGGCGTTGGCTTCGCGCATCTGCGCCGCAAACTCTTCATTGGCATAGAACAGACGGGCGCTCGCGTTACTCTCGGCCGACTGCTGCCCGGATGCGCCGGAGAGCCTGTTCTGAAGGGATAGCTGGCTCATTCCGCGGCGTTCGTTATCGCGAGCATCGCGGAGTTGCTGCTGGGGAGACTGATAGCCCGCGGGTGCCGCGATTGTTACGCCCTCGGTCAGATCGCCGATGCCGGTTTGGTGCTTGCCTTCGACTTCGGCCTTGAAAATTTTATCCATCGACTCGGTGAGGTGCTTGACCAGCTCCTCTGCCGGGTTCTTGGTGTCATATTCCTCGTCGCCCTTCTTCTGTTCGGCGCGGAATGTCTGGAGGGCAGCGCGGCCGCGGGTCTGGCGCGCTCTTTCGATGCGGGAATCGAAGCCGGGGTTCTGGCGCTCTTCGTCACTGCTCTCGTTGTTGATCACGCCGAGCGATGCCGTAAACCTGCCGAGAGGCCCTTCCCCTTTGCCGGATGCCCGCTCCATTTCATCCGCGGCGCGCTTCTCGATTTCGGTGATCCGGTTTTCCTGGGCCTCGCGCTTGCGGAGAGCTTCGGCTAATTTCCGTTGGGCTTCCGCGGCTTTGGTGCGGTCCTCTTTGTCGCCGGCGGCGGTCTTTTCGCCAGCCTCGGCCAGATCCTTCACCTGCTGCTTCCGCGCCGTCTCCAATGCGGCATCGAGCCCGTGAAACGATTTGGCCGCGTCCGACTGTTTCTGTGTGATCCCTTCGCCCTCGCCAATTCCCTCAAGTCCGGTTTTAAATTTGTCGTCGTCCTGTTTGCCGGTAGCCTGCGCAATTCGGGCCGCGAGACCCACATCGCCCGGGCGAAACAGCGACTGTGGAACCATTCCCACTCCCGGCCTGAAATATGTACTGGTATTTGCGCCCGCGATTCTGTTCACCTGCGCCTGCAGCGCCAGCAGTTTGTCGATCTGGTCCTGATCTTCGTGACCTGCAGCGCGTGCCGCGTCCGCGGCGTCCAGGCGATCGACGAAGCCAGGTCCGAACTGGCGCTTCAACTTTTCCCGATTCAGTTCGCGGACTTTGCCCGCCAGCTTGTCGTATTCTTCGCCCTCCGATTTAAGAAGTGAAAGGGATGATTCCTGCGCCTTCAGCACGGGGTCATGAGCGTCCGCCCACTTCCCTACCTTGTCGATAATGGTGTCGAGTACTCCAATCAGCGCGATCGCGCCGAACACCGGAAAGGCGAACTGCATCGCCGTGTTGATGCCCTGGATACTGCTGAGAAACTGCGCCGCCGAGCGGATCGGCATCGCGCCTTCGAGCCCGCGCAGCGCCGCTGTCATGTTCCGAACGTTGCCCGTCGCGCCAGCGGTTGCCCCGCTCAAGCGCTCCGTCGATGATGTCGCGCTGTCCGTCGCCGTGGTCTGTCCCAGCAACGCGATCCGGTATTGAATCGTGAGCTGCTCGATTTTGGCTTGTTCGATTGCCAGCTTCTGGGCGCCGAGGGTGTATTTCTGCTGAGCCGTATCCGCGCCATAGAGCGCGTTATTCATTGCCGAGGTAGCGCCGGTCTGCTTCTCAGTCGCCGAGGTCAGCGCGGAGAGGGAGCCCTGGCCGGAAACTGCTGCATTTACGTCGAGCGTGTAACTCATTCGTTCGCCGCCTCATCCATCGCGTTATCGACGGAGATGCTTTCGCTCTGGCACACCCGCACCGCATCGAGCAGATAGCCTGGCATCTCATCCGCGCCCACTGTTGAACCCGTCGATTTGAAAGCTCCCTGCATCTGATTCACGATTTCCACCAACTCGAACGATTTCTGGGTGATCAAAGAGACCGGGCATTCCGACTCCCTCACTCCGGGGATGCTCCAGTAAAAGGCCTCCTTGAGCCACTGCTTCTGGCCGTCCGGCCGCGTCCGCCGAAACGCCGTATATTTCGGCCACCACCACTTCGCCCTCCGCGGATCCACATCACGCGCGAAATACCTAAAGCAGTTCCGGTCTAGGTAGTAACCACCGGAAGGGCCTCGACACTTGCCGCAGTTGAAGTCTTCTTTTCCCCACCCGCCGCCTCGCCAGAAGTGATAGGCGAGGATGAGTTTCCCCTTTCCGTGCCGCCCAGGCGTGCGTCCTTGGTCAGCGCTTCGTAAATCTCCGCAGCCAGCGCCGGAGGGCCGTAATCCAGAAGCTGCTCCGCCGTCATACCGTCCACGTCGCCGCCTTCGATCGACACAAAGCCCGCGCGGATCCATGCTGCGCTGATTCGGTTTTCGACCTGGACATATTCCTCGTTAAGCACCGCCCGCGCCTTCTTTACCTCCGCCGGCACGCATGCCGCCAGCTCAGCCGCGAGAGGTTCTACGTCGGCCTTCATGACCGCCTCGGACTCTTCGGCCGAAACTGCCAGCGCCTTCTTTGTCGCGATGGCGAGCTGCTCGCTCAGCTCCTTCTCCTTGTCGGTGCGCGGGGGATGATCGGCTTCGAGTTCCCGCAATCGTTGGCGGAGTTTCAACGTGTCGAAGTCGAGGTCCGTGCGCCGGGACAGGCCCATTCTGCGAATGGTGAATTTGACGTCCGGGAGGGCCGTCGAATCGCGCGTGATGGTGGGCGAGAAGGGCATGCTATTTGGTTCTCACGAAGTGCATATTGCCCAGAAAGCCGACCTGGTCTCCCATCGTGGGATCCGACACGGCGGGTTCGTAGATCGGAATATTCACGGAGTCGCCAATCATAAGCACCATAGGATTGAAGGGCGCGGGCCGCCCCGTTTTCGCGCGGACCCACGGGAAGAGCAGGCCCCCCTTGGCTTCCGTCAGTGCCGCCTCGATGCGTTCGCGTGACACGAAGGCGCTCGCATCGATCAGCTCAAACGTAATGGGCACCGAGTGCCGCAGGACGGTTATCGATTCTCCGACTTTCATGTTCTCGACAGGCATGCTGATTCAGCGCCGCGAATCGCGCTTCGCCTTCTTCCTGTTGTGGATCCGCTTCGGTTGCTTCGCGATGGGCGCGAGGCGAAAGCCCCAATCCATTGCTGCCGGCATCAGTACTTCCCTCCATGCGTAATTGCCGAGTTGCAATCCATCCGCGCATCCCTGAGCTTTCGAATCGCGACGGTGCGGTCCGGCGATGGCGGAACGTTATCGATGATGACTTTCACCGCGCTGGCCAGAGCTTCGCGGACTCTGACGCCATTGGCGACCTGTTGCTCGTCCCATTTGTGGTACTCGAACATGTCATCTACGGTTGCCGCCACCTCAGGCGTACAGCCGCCCGCTCGATTGATGTCTACTGGCATGCTTCCTCCTTAATCGAGAAATCCCCAGATAGGCTCGATCTTCACCGTTAACTGGTTAGTCGCCTCGTTGGGCGCCTTGCCGAAATCCGGGGTCGATTGGCTGCCGCTGGCCTCAACTCTCACCGCGTATGCCGAAGGGAAAGCTGCGAGCGCGGCCGCGACGGCAGTCGCGACGCTCTTCTTGATGGTTTCCTCAGGCTCCGAACATTTGTATGCTGCGAAGTCGATCTCCAGCGCGGCTGCTACTGCGTGCGCCCTGCCTAACCTGCTTACGCTCCAACTCATGCACTTCCTCCTAACTGAACGTCAAATTAAGTTCGTCCACCGCCGTTGCTGTTGAAGCGCTGGCCTGTGAATCGCTGAACGCCGTAACAACACGCGCTGCTTCATCCGAGTACTCGGGTACCGCAAGCTGCACGCCCTTGATCACGACTGTGGTGATATTGCCCGTCAGCGTGCCGTTTACGAGGGTGATAGTCATCGGCGTTTTTGCTTTCGCCTTGACCTTCAAATTGTTCAAAGCTGCTGTGTCACAATCCTGGAACGTGAAGGCCAGGGAGGCCATGCGCCGGCCGCCGGACGGGAGCGCGCCGTACGAGGTGCCGTAAGCATCGAGCGTGTAATCGTTGCCCGTCTTCCCCTTGATCTCGCATTTCAGAAGTGGGAAGGTAGTCGAGTCCACGCCATTTCCGTCGAACGTCGCGGTACCGATGAAGCCTTGCCGCAAGGTGCCGAGCGACGTGGGTGAGACCAATTCCACAGGGAAGGTGGTCAAACCGCCAGTGCCGGTCGTATCTTCATTCGCGAAGTTCTCCGAGTCGAGAACCCAGAAGCATTTCCCATTCGCCGAGATGCTGAATACATCGCCGTTGAACAGGATCGACCAGTCGGTAGTGATGCAACCGATGGCGAACTGCTGGGTGAGCGAGGTGGCTAAATGTTGGAAGCGCGCCAGAATAAACGGCACAATCCCGGTATCCAGGAGCGTATAGGCGCTGCCTGTTGGCGCCTGCCCGAAGATGGACTGGATGAGGAGATCCATGTCCGGAGGCGTGCCACCCGTCCCTGAGGGCACGATGGGCACGTTAGGAAGCGAGAAGGTGTTGTTGCTCTTTCGCCCAGATACACCTGGCTGCATGGACCTGGTTCCGGTCTTCATCGGGTTGGTGATTAAGGTCGGATCGGCTTTGATCTTGCAGCCGGATCCCGCGCGCAAGAGCTTCGCGCCGGTGTTGGTCCATACCCCGGCCGCGTTCGGCACGAGGGCGAAAGAGGCCTGCGGCGCGATGACTAGCCGCTCAACAAAGGGAGATGTAAACTGCGACATTATTTGTCCTCACTGGGAACGGGCGATTCAGGATTCGGAGCAGGAGCCGGCACGGGAGCTTCCGCTTTGGGGGCTGGAGCTTTCGCTACTTGCTCGCTGAACAGCGCGTCGCGATATTGGCGCGCGGCTTCAATTGCCTTTTCAGCCTTCGCGTGGAAGTCAGCCGATGCGCGGGCCTGCAGGTTGGCGTTGGAGAGCTTCAATTCATCCGGCGTGAACCCGAGCTTGTCGAACTGATCCTTCGGCAGAAGATGCGCGCCGGATCCGATCGCGCCCCGCGCCAGATCTTCGGGGATCTCGACAGGCTGCCCCCAGGTTTCGATTTTGTGCGGGGTATCGACGATTTCGAAGTTGCCGCCAACATTCACATAGAGCATAAGAATCCTTTCAAATCAGAAGCATCTCTTTTCGTAGACGAATACCCGGACGAACAAATAGACCAGCGCCGCCACTTGAGCAGCGAACGCGGTGAGGGTCATATGCAGGGGCGCTTTCGTCTTGCGCAGGGAGCAGGCGAAGCCCCAGATCATGGCCACACAGCCCCAGGCCATCAAGCCAAGCCAGATGAAAGACCATACGTTTGTCAAATCGTTAGCTCCATGCGGCAGCTAATTCGCAGGCTCTGCCGCCAGTTCTCGCCGCCGAACTGAATCTTTCCCCGCTGCGAGACGATGCCGCCCTTGGCGAGCTGGAGATTGCCATACGTGCTCCAGATGTTCTGCTGGTTGGGATCGTGCAGGCACGAAATCACGGCATCCTCGGTCATGTCGACCAGCGAGGCGAAATCGGAAAGCACCGATTCATCGGGCCAGCTATGGTGCACATCGATGAGGCCCAGCACCGAACCCGAAAAGGTCGAGTTGTAGATGAGGTCCTGCCCTATCGCGTTGGCCGTGTCGATTGTTACCAGCGGATAAGTGAGGACGCTCGACCCTTCAACCGAATCCGGATCGATCTGGCCGAACAAGAAATTCGTGCTCTCAGCCGACCAGTCAATCGAGTAGGCCGTCTGTCCGTATGGGCCAGCCAGCAGCAGCATGCGGTCGTTGATCCCGCTGCCAGGTGCCGACAATTGCGCGAGAAGAGCATTTCGGACGGTCTTTGAGATCACCCCGCAGCTCCTTTCGCGAGCGCAGCCAGAGGCTCCGCGATCGCGGGATAGGGATCGGACACGCCCAGGTATTCATCGATAAATCGCACCAACAGACTCATGGTGTTGCGGCAGCCTTCGCGCTTCGCCGTCCGATTGAACTTCTTCCAGAGACCGTCGGGAGTGATCCCACGCCGCGATGCGATCGCACACGGCTCGAACCCGCGATACAGATCGTAGAGAACCTGCTTTTCGCTCTCGCTCAAATTCATCGGGGTCATGCGGCCGCCCTCGCGCGGATGACAAGCCGCTCCGCAATCGCCTTTTCACCCCATGCCAGGTCGGACGCATTCAGCGCGAAGAACTCGCGCTTGATGCCGCCCTTGCCGGTGCCTTCGTTGTTGCCCTCCGCGCGCAGCGCTTCATCGCCGTAGAAGCCGAGAGCCAGATTGGTGCAGGGCTGATTGCTACTGAACGCCTCGAACTCGCTGCCAAAATCAAAGCTGCCGGTCGCCCCCGAAACCTCGGATCCGCCAGCCCGCACCATAATCAGGTCCAGCATGTGCGGATGCTGCTCCATGCCGTACAGGTTGACTCCGGAGCCGTGCGCGCTCTTTGCTGCCGCATAACTTTCGTACTTGATCCCGGTCGGCGTCCGGATCCCGATGCGTCCGGTCTTGGCAAAGCGACCAGCGGCTGCCGTGGCGCGGGCGCTCTTACGCTTTTCGTTGAATTGTTTGGCGGTGAGGGAACCGGTGCCAGACACTGAGCGCGATCCCGTGGCGTCGTGGTTTACGTAGAGGTAGAAGGGGCCACGCTCCGAGTAGGGCGCAAAGGGCGCGCCGTTTACATCGGTGCCGGCGAAGGTGCGTTCGCGGATTCGCGACTTATAGCCTTGGCCGACATAGAGCAGATCGCCGACGGTGATGGTACCCAGGGCTGCCACGGTGGCGCGGATCGCGGCGGACGCGGGTGCGCCGTTGGGGCCGAGAAAGGTGGCGAAATCAGCCATAAATCAGCCCCTCTTCCAGTGCGCGCGAGGTAGAATAGAAGGAGTCCGGACATTCAACCGGGCAGGAGAAAACTAAGTGACTACAGACGAAAGAATTGATCGCCTTACTGGAATCGTGGAGTCCCTCGCCGCTTCCGTGGTGGCGCACGATAACCAGATCGAGGCACACACTAACCAGATCGGCGCTATGATCGACCTTGCCGCGAGACAGCAAAAGCAGATCGCGGATTTGAAGGAGAGCACCGCTAACCTTGAGCGCCAATGGCAGGCTTACATCAAAACCCTGCCGCGCAACTGACCTTCGCCGCGTCCCTCGCCCGCACCTTGCGGGTCTCCGGATAAGCGGAGCCTCTCGGAGGAATACCGAGCAACCGGGGTAGGCAAGCTCCGGTAAATTCTCAGGAGGGTTATGAGCCTGACCGATGAAGACAAGAAATGGATCGGTGATCGCATCGACGCGGCGGTGGCCCAGATCTATGGCCCGCGTCAACCGGATCCCGCTGCTGGAGCGGGAACCAATGTGGGCGCTGGAGGCAGCTCTGGTGGGGGGGCCGGCGGCTGTGCCGTTTACCGCTCCGTGGCTTATGGAGACAGCGGCGCCACGTTTGCAGTCCAAGAACTGACCGTCGACGAGAGGCTTTTCCGCATCGAACGGCTCCTCTCCGGCGGTGGCCATGCCCGATAAAACGCCCATCGAACTTCCGCGCCCCCCGCAGCGCGTGACAATCACATTAGGCCGCAAGCGGTATGCACTCGACGTGCGCATAGCGGAGCTGCCGGCGGCGAAGGCGGAAGTGGTGGAGATGCCGGCGAAAGAGCGTGAGTGAATGACCATGCTCGAAGTGTGCGAGGTTATTTCGCGCCGTATGGTCTTCAGAAATAAGGCCACCGGAGAAACGCGCCAGCTCACGCCGCGGGAGATCTTCGAGTATTCGCCTACCGGCGAGTTAGCGAACGTCTTTGTCTGGTATGAGCAGTGCAGGAACTGGCCGGAGATGCCGGCGAAGGAAGAGGGTAAGCAGTTGGGTCCACAGCTACACATCAGCCCGTACTCGGAGCTGAAGACCGCCGTAGTTCCCGTCAAGAACACCCGCTTCGTCAAACCGGAGCCCGGATCCGGCCTGTGGACTTCTACATATCGCGACGGCGGATCGGCGTGGGTCGATGCCGCGGAAGAGATGGGCTTCAGCCCGCGCTCGGTAAACTGGTTTGTTCTGGAGCCCGATCCTAACGCCAGGGTGCTTGTAATGCGTACTCTGGCGGATTTGAGGAGGCTGCTCCGCGACTTCGCCGCTCCGCCACTATGGCCGGGATCGAACATGATGTGGCCAGATTTTGAGCGGATCTCGGACAATTGGGACGCAATACACCTGACCGAAGCTGGGCAGTGGAAAACGCGGCTGACAATTCCCTCGCTGTATGGTTGGGACAGTGAATCCACGCTGTGGTTCCGCTGGCGTTTCACTTCCTGCAGGAGGGTGGAGGTCACGCCGCCTCCTGAAGCGCCAGATCGCGCGTGTCCAGACTCCATTGATGCCGGCAACGCCACCCGCCACGCGAAATGAACACGTTGGGAATCTGCCCGTTATTCATCTCCCCGATTTGCTCGCGCGTGTAAGCTTTCGCCATGTCGGTCAAATGCCGGCAGAAGGGCCGCTCCAGCTTGTCGGTCGGTCCCGAATATCGATAGCGGAGTTCCTGTTGCGGAAGATCCTTCGCAATGATCTGAAACGCGCGATCGCTGGCCGTCGCATACCAGACAGAGATGCTGGTGTCGGCGATTGATGTCGCCTTCCCAATCCCCACCTCAAAGCGCGTGCTTAGCGTCTCGACCAGCGAGCCGAACTTCAGCCCCGCGACACCGAACAGCCCGCGCGTAATCGCCGCGCCGGCGGAAGCTTGCATTGCCCCTTCGAGTGCCGATACCGTATTCGCCTGCACCGCGCCGAGTAGCGAGAGATCTCGCGCCGTGAAGCCGAGCTGAGGTCCCCAGTTCTGGCCGATCTGATCGCCCAGCGTTTCAATCGTTTCCTGGAGGAACGGCAGCGTGCCGCGAAACTCCGCGACGAACGCGGTCACGAGGCGCTGATAGCCCGCGCGGTCCATTTCGTCCATGAACATCTTGCCGGAGTTGCGGAGGATCAGCATGTTGCCGGCAGTCGAATCGATTACGCCCTCGGTGATCGAGAGCGAGGCCTGCAGGCGGGCAATGACGCGCCCCTGGGCACGCATGGTGATTTCGCGGAGATGCGACTCGAAGCGGTAAACCATCGAATCCTGTGCCGCGTTATGGCGGGCGATGATGTCTTTGATATCAGGCATCAGCCCCTCCCCACAGTGTTTTGGAAGGTCAGGTTGAGGTCCGGCCATTGCCCGAGCCCGAGAATGTTTCCGCTGGCCACCGGGTCGCCGGCCAGCGCGAAAGTCTTGGTCGCAATCGGGATCGCAGCCTGCCAATAGAGCGGCCCGCCGGGGGCGCCGGCCCAGATTACCCAGTGGGTCGCATTCAGGGGCGTCCACGCGCCCTGCGAGAGTCCTACCTGGTCCATCGTGCCGTTGGGGGGATTCAGCCCCGCAATCGAGGCCTGCAGCACCGAAGCCGCCGGAATCACAATTTGTAGAATGTCCGAGGGTCCGGACTCCGCGTTCATTGTGTTGGCTTCCGAGACATATTTCGAGGCGTCGTAATAGGTGATGGCCACCGCGACGGTGGGACCGGTTCCGGCGCCCGCTACGGTCGAGAGGTTGGCAGTCGACCAACTGCCGGCATTGGCGCCGTGCTTCGCGCCTGGAGCCTCCAGCGGCTGCGCGATATAGGGAAGGCCGTTCTGCCGCAACTGGCGCCAGGCGTAATCCTCATCCTTGGCATAGCGCTCGTATTTGGTCTCCAGCCGGTCTTTGCCCAGTCGCGTGCTGGCATCCCGGAAGAACAACCGCAAGCCGGCATAGGACAGCCAGAGCTGCAGCATCGATGCCGCTCCGCTGTATTGGGATTCGGTGGCTACCACCTGGTTGAGCCGGGCCCGCACCTGGTTGCGTGCCGCCGTACCGACGTTGTAGATAGCCGCGACGCCGCCGCCGCTCATGCCAGGCGATGCCAGATAGGAGGTATACATCTGCATGGCGGATTGAACCTTGCCGCCGCATTCCCGCCAGGCCTGCTCGGAAACTGAACCGATGCCGTCCAGTTGGATCGCGGGCTTCGAAGCCGCGGCCACAGACAGGACTTCGCTATCGATCTGCGCCAAGGAGGCGGATGAGACGATATCAGAGTCCGTGAATAGCATTAGGGTTTGGGCTTCTCCGCCGGCGCGTCATTGGTCTTTGAGTCCGCGGCTGGCGCGGTCGCGGGCGGTGCCTTTCCGGCGACATCTTTCGCCGGCATGCGGTTAAACATCTCTTCGGCAATCGCGACGCGGAGCTGCTCCAAAAGATCCTCAGAGCGCCTATGCGCCCCCGGAGCAACTGCTCGCGACATCTCCTGTTTCAGGAGGAACTCAATCGAATCGGTAATGGCTTTCAACATTCAAAGGCCCTCAGCACAACGAAACGAAAAAGGCGGCGCGAGACCCTATCCAGGAGAGCCCCGCGCCGTTTGTTGAGCAATCCAACAAGTCGAAGGAACTTATTCGAGCCAGGCGTGCGCCAGCACTGTCCCGGGAGTCGCATCGATCGCCAGGCAATTCAGCCGGAGCTTCGAATTCGCAACGCCCGTCCGAATCATCGGGATATCGTAGACCTGATACTCCTTGGCGACGCCCTCCGTTGGCTGGCTGCCCACGAAATGCATTGCTGCTACCTGCAACGCATCCGAGAACGGCGTGGCGTTGGCCGTATCCTCGATTACGAACAGCGCGCGCTTGCCGGGAGCCAGGCCGCGGACTACGCACTTGAGGGTCCGGAATCCGGCATTCGCGGTGATCACAAAAGCCGATGTGTCGAGCGTTCCGGTCACGGCGCCGGCCGCGGCAACGGCCTGCTCGCCGGTGGTGATGTCTTTCAAAGTTGCCATCGATTACTTCTCCTTTTTCTTTTCTGTGGCCCGGACGCCTTCGGCGGCCATCCGGACCAGCTCCTGCAGTTCTTTCGGCATCGCCAACTGGCCCTTGCGATTCAGCTCCGCCTCTGCCAGTTGTTCCCCCTGCGCCTTCTGCTGCGCCTCCCACTCGGCAATCTGCTCGGGGGACGCAAGAACGTGGGTTCTCTCGACGATGCGTCTCGCGACCTGTTTGGGATCCGCCATGTCCATCACGCGGCCTGCGCCGACGTCCTTTTCCTGGTTGTCGATCGATACCAGGAAATACATTCGCTGCCGCGGCAGCGATGCTTGGACCGCGCGCACATCGTTCCAGTACTTGTTGAGATCCATGTGAGTTAGGTCGACTGAACGACCACCAAATGGGTATTTCTCAGCATGCCGACGCCGTAGAGCAGGTCGACGGTGAATTGCTGGGCCAGCGTATTGGGCTGGTAGCTCATGACGATGCGGAAGCCGAAGTTGCCCAGCTCGCCATATTCAGCCACCGCGCCGGTACCCGGGAGAGGCATCGGAAGCCGGCGAATGACCAGGCCCAGGGCGTTCTTGTGGAACGCAATATTCTTGTAATTCGTGGAATTGACCACGAGCTGCGACCTGAAGACGTAGAAGTCCTTGATCTTGCCGAACAAGCCAGGCGATCCGCCCGGGAGGTATGCCGACAGGATGGCGTCGCCTTTGTCCGGACCTACCGTCTGGTATTCCGTGAAGCGCCCGATCTGGCGCATGGCGCTGGCCGAGCTGCTGGCGATGACCAGGAATTTGGGTTCTGCCTGGGGAATGTAATTATCGAAGAGCGTCTTCTCCGCGAGGTCGATGCGCGCTTCATCCATCGCGGTGGTTGCGCCGATCGCCGCGTTAGCAGTGAACAGCGACCAGGTGTTGAGCAGGTCCTGCTCGACCTTGGTCACGATCGCATTGACGGCGGGCTGCATGAGCGTCGCCATAAGCGCGGGGAACGCCAGCACCTTGGTAACGTCCGGAATTTGGAAGGTCGCCTCGACGTGCGTGTTCAGCACGATTTGCGCGTTGCCGAGCGAGGGGCTCTGGGTTTGGACCGACCCGCCTTCGGCGATGTCATTCGCCACCAGCGTGGGGGGAATCGGTACGTTGATGGTGTCGCCGGTGTTACCCAGGACGGCTTCGAAATCCCGGTTCACCAGGTTCCCCATCACCAGGTTGGCCAGCAAGGCAGGCATCGCCTGGACTGCGACCAGCTTCACTATCGCGTTTGCCACATTGGCGGAAGTAATGTCTGCCATTTTCGAAAATGCTCCGGTTGGTCAAAGGGGCCAAGGGGCCCCCGGGTGAGATGCTTAGCGCTGCTGCTGCTGCAGAACCGCGCTGATCTGGGCTGCCGTGGCGTTCACCTGTTCGGTGGTCATACCCGGCTTGATGTTCTCGAACTGGGGAGACTGGGCTCCGGCCTGGGTCCGGCCGCCGCGGGCGCCGGCGCCGCCGACGTCTTTGGGGGCCAATAAATACGGCTTCAGGCGGAGACCCTCTTCGAGAAACTGATCGATGGGCGTTCCGTCCGATCCCACAAAGGCTCCGTCTTCGTTGCGCTTCACCTTCGAGCCAAAGATCTCGAAGGCATCCTCGGCCGCCGCATCATCCGCGAATTTGTATTTGTTCAACTTGGTGCGCACTGTGGCGTCCTGCTCTTTGCGGTCGGCGGCGACTTTCGTCGCGTCCGATTCCACCTTCATGGCCGTAAACTGGTCGGCCAGTTCCTTATTGCGGCGTTCCAGCGCACGTAACTGAGCGGCAAGGGCTGGATCTGCGGGGGGTTTAACCACGCCGGTGGCGGGGTCGACAACGGGCTCTTCGATAGTCGCGGCGGCCACGGGGGCGGGAGTGAGCTTCGCAAGATCCGCTTTGTAGGACTTCGTAAAGGCGGCCAGGCTGGTGGCCATGGCCTTGTTTACGCCGTCCAGGATTTGGGCTTGGAATGCAGCTTGATCAAATGCTGGCGTTCCGCCGCCCCCTCCTGCGCCGTCAGAAGCGGCATCGAGCAAGAGGCCTGTATTGAATCGTAGCACTATGTGTTCTCCTCGTAGCACGATTTTGGGCGTGCTCCTCCGCGAGAATGCGCGGACATTTAGTGTGTTTGGACCCGTGAATTGACGCCTCACGGAAGGCGTTACGGCAAGCTTTGAGACTGATAGACTGGGCTTGTTACAAACTCCATCTGACAGGCGAAAGGCTTCCGGCACGAACTATGAGCGGAGGCCTTCTAAGCGATGCCCGGCGAAGGAAACACCCCCAAGTGCGATGTTTGCGGTCAGAATCCCACGAGCCGGACCGTTCTAGTCTGGGTGGCCAAACTGGGGCCGCTTCCCGTCAACGTCTGCGATACCTGCTCGCGAAAGCTCACCCATCCCCATGAGTTACTCCCGGACGTGATGCCGGTTTAAACTGAAGCAAAGATTGAGGAGGCTCAATGGCAGCAGTAGTTACTGGCTCGAAAACGGTGACCCAGGATGTTTCGCCCACCATGCCGGCGGCGACGCTCACCACGCTCTGCGCAACGGCGCTGGAGAATATGACCGTGGCGCAATTTGACAGTATCCACGGAGCGCTGAAACGGCTCAGCGGGGGTGGGGCGCCGGGAACGCTGATCGGAACGCTATTGGTTTAAGCGGCGGTTTTGTCAGCGCCTTGGAACGATGAGCTGAATTTGTCGATCTGCTGGGCCTGCTGCGCCTCGAGGAGCGCCTGCGCGGCCGCTTCCGGAGTCGGGTTTACATCGATCTCCTCAAAGATCTTAGTCAGCAGCTCCTTATTCGCGTCCGGCAGCCGCTTCTGCGCGAAATCCTTGTCGCGCTCATGGCGGTAGGTGTCGGAGTTGATATCGATCGCCATCGCCTGCATGTCGAGCTGAATATCCTGGGCGTCGGCGCGGTCCTCGAAGTCGAACCCTCGCACGTCCGGCACAATATCGTCCATGCCGCGGACAGCCAGCATGTCCGAGTAAACGAGTTGCATGGCGGGGCGGATGATATCGCCGAAGCCGGCCAGCGTGTCGCGGGAGGGCGTCTTATCCTGCTGCTTCGAAGCGCCCGATTGCGCCGTGGGCGTGCTCTTGTTGCTGCGCGCCTGGTCCATCAAATAGCAGGTCTTGTAGATGCGCTCTTCGAGGCTTTGGAGCCGCCTGTCGATCGCCTCATAGGCTTTGCCTTCGGGCTCCAGGTATTCAGCCGTGGTGCCCTCGGGGAGGTGCAAATAGGTCACTTCGGACATCACGACCGAATCATCAAAGTTGCCACTAATCACGAGTTGGGCGAACGCCGATTGGAATAGGCCGAAATCGTAGCCGTTATCGAGCCTGAGGTGGTTCAGGAGCAGAAGGAACACGCGGTTCGCCAGCCACAATCCCTCCGGCGCCTCGACCTTGCGGACCGGAATCTGCTTCAGGTCGCTCATGGCGTGCTTACGCGGGTAGCCCTGGACCAACTCGGCGCGCTGCTCTTCGCCGGCCTTTTCATCCTTCCGCACCGCCTGATAGCAGGCCACCTGCTCCCGGTCGAAGTAGTACCAGGAGTCGACTGTCACGCACGGTTTAAACGGCTCGCGGTCTTCATTCGCCACCGCGATAATGACCCACTCCAGGTTGCCGTACCGGTCGGTTTCCCAGTTGATGACCTGGCTGGGCGTGTAGAGCACCAGATAAGGATCGAGCTTCCCCGTCTTCTGCTGCTCGGCCAGCGACGCCGGCGCCGGCTCGTCCGCGTCCGGAGCCGGAAGGTCGATCAGAACGTAGGCGGCCCGGTTCAACATCAGCGAGTCGAAAGCCTTGCGCCAGAAATCGACAAAGGCCGTTCCGGCGCGATCGCAGTCCTTTTCGATGGCGTTACAGAATGCCTCGGCCTCCGCTGGAATTTTGGCCGCACCGTCGCCGTCGACCCCTTTGCGGGTCTTCACGATTTGCGCCGGCACCTTATAGAGCGCGGAGCCATACCAGCCGATTACATTCGAAAGCAGGTTGGTGTAGGTGAAGCCCTGTTGGCGGGTGCGGAAGACCTCGGATGCTTCCTTCGGCTTCTGGAGCAGATAGTAGCCGCTCTTGATCACCTTGTCCCGCAGAACGCTGCCGCCTTGGTACAGGTCGGCTACGGTGCGGTAGGTCTCGGCATATTGGTTATAGTCCGAGGCTGTTTCCTTCAGGCTTTTGATCGGGATGGTGGGGGGAAACGTCGTCATTTAAACCTTTAGATAGGAGACCAGGACCTTCTCGCCGCTGGTTCCGTGCGCCCAGAAATCGGTGGGATCCACGCGGTTGCCGTCGGTCGACGGCTGATACGAGAACCGGTCTACTGGCAGCGTCGCCGCGGGAGGCTGCGCGAGCTGAGTCATCACGCCAGCGCCGCTCGCATCGTTGGTTACCTGGGACGTGCCGATGTAACAGGCATGCGTGTTGCTCCGCAACGGCTCGACCAAAACCGTGTGTACCGTGGGGATATCATTCGGTGCTGGGAACTGCACCGCGCTCGCGCCGAAGGTCAGGATTCTGGTGGTCATGCCCATAATTTTATTGCTCCGTCTCTTCCATCATGCGCTAAAGTCAGAGGAAAGGAGAACAGCTTAATGGCCAAGAAATCAGCGAAGCCAGCGGCGAAAGCAGCAAAACCCGCGGCCAAAGCGACCAAGAAAACCGCACCGAAGAAAGCGAAATAACTGAGCGCCGCGTCTAACTGCGTCGGGGCGCGGCATCAGATTCTTCCTCTTCATCCTCTTCCAGTGGTACCGTAAATCCCACCAGCATCAGCGCGTCAACCAACGGCAGAGCTTTACGTATTGGCTCCCAGCGCGAGACGAATCCGGCCACTCGCCTGAGTGGGATTCCGTGAGAATCGAAGATCATAATGGAGCCATGCGAAGTGAGCAGGAAATCCGGCAAGCGATCGCCGATCTGGATGAATGTTTGGGCAACATCATTGCAGGAACCGGAAGCGCCGAATTAAACCGATTCACTTCCGATGCACTGCGCTGGGCTCTCGGAGAAGAAGGCACGCTGGCAGGCCGGTTCCTCCCGCAATTGAGGACCGCCCTCAAACACAAGGGCGCTGGGATATTGGAACCTTCCTAAAAAGACAGCTCAGCGGGAGGCGGTCGAGTATCATTGTCGTGAAGTGTTTTCTTTGCGCGGGAGGTAGCCTCAGGCCTTCCGCGCGATTTCTGAGAGGGTCATCGCCGAATGATCGAGAGTTCACGCCAGCTCGCGCAGAGGATCCTAGAAGAGCAGGGCTACCTGATAATCTGCCAGAAAGCAGAGAATCCGCCCCCTCCCTCCGTAATCGATTCCATTCGTGGGGACTGGCGCGGCGAACGTGTCCCCGGGCCTATGCTCGTACTCGGCGAAGCGACTCGCCAGGAATGGGAAGCGCAGGAGCTACGGTACGGCGGCCCCTGGGCCAGACATCTCGACCTTCGCTTCTATAAAGTGATCGCCGAGTAGCCTACACGATCAAGGCTGATCGCGGCCCGCCCATCTGCTTCAACCCATATTCCGCTTCCACCAGGTACCCGAGAGCATCCGAAACGTGCGTCAACTCCGCGTTGCTCTTATCGATATCGCCAGTCATGTTGCCGTTGGAATCGGCTTTCCATGCCACCTGCTCCAGATCCTTGGTGAGGCGCTTGCACCGCGGATCCACCAGCATGCCGATCTGTCCCGACGCGTTCTTCAGCTTGGCGTTCACCGCGTTGATGCGATCGCGCACAGCGGGATTCGCCGGCGGGACGTGGTAGCTCACCTGGTACTCCGGGGCGCGGCGGAAGAATTCGCGGATAATTTGATAGTCGCTCTTGCCCGCGGTCGATCGGGCGCCGCCGGCAGCATCGCCATAGAGTTTCACTGAGATTTGCCCTTGCCGTGCAATCCACGGCGCCGTTCTGCGCTGGAATTCCTCGCAGGCTTCCTGGGTGTTCGAATTGGGCAAAACGATTTCGTCGAGAACGTGCACGATCGAGGAGCGCCTTCCCATCATGGCCATTTCGCGCGTGGTCGTATCTTCGGTCTGGCAGATTACCGAGGCCATTGGATTGACGTTGAAGTCGAGGCTCCAGCAGAGCTGCAGGCGCGAGAGGTAATTGGTCGGCTTCAGATTATCAGCCCGGGTGAAGGCGAAATAGGCGCGGCCGGCAAAGTTCTCAAAGCTGCCCAGGTATTCCTGCCTGAACGTCTTCTCGTCCAGGTCCTGGCGCGCCATTTCGAGTTCTTCTGCCGTCACGCGGCCGCCGTCAAGCGTGGTGTATTGGAATCCCGCCCAGCCTGGAGCGAGCTGGGCACTTTGGTGAAGCTCGTAAAAGTGATTCATCCCTTTCGGGGTGCCGATGAACAGGGCGCTTCCCACGCGGTCGGACAGCATCGGGCGGATGATCTCAGTCCAGACCACGGGCTTCATGTCGGCGTATTCGTCGAGGACCGCGAAGTCGAGTCCGGGCCCGCGCAGCGCGTCGTAGTTCTCGGCACCGCGGAGCGCGATCGCGCCGCCGCCCACCAACTGAATCGAGAGGTCGGTTTCGTTCGGCTTCTCTGCCAGATAGGGCTTTGCCGTGGCTTTCAGCTCTTTCCAGGCAATCTGTTTGGCCTGCCGGTAAGTAGGCGCCAGATACCACGCGAGGGCTTTTGGCTTGCCCCAGACCTTCTGCAGGAGTTCCGGGATTGACAGGTATGTCTTGCCGAAACGCCTGCCCGCCACCAGCACGCGGAAACGCGCGGGGGACAGAAAGACAGTGCTCTGCGGGTGGGTGAGGGTAATCATGACAATGGCGCGGGAAACTTTACGGGGCAGCAGGAAGTTTACGGCCGTATCAAGCTTTACTTGAGGTATCGCCGGTCGTCTGGATGATCAGCGGCGGCACTTCCGCCGGCGCGGCGTTCTTCTCTTCGCGCTCCTTGTAATCCGGGTGCCGGTTCTTCAGGACGAACTGTAGAAGCTGGTTATCGATCTTGCGGACCGTGAGGGGGTGCGCGAAGTCCGTCTCGTATTCGCCAGTTTCCGGGTTGTATGTGTTCGCGTAAGAGAATCTGCCCTGATAAATGACCGGTTCTTCCCAGCCGATCTGCGCGCGTTCTACCGCGACGTCGCTCAATGCGTCGCAGCCGATTGCAAAGCAGGCATCGAAGGCAGCGCGGTATTCGAGTGAGGTCTTGAGCTTGGCGTAGTGCGAACAGGGGTTTATCTTTGCAGCTCTCGCGGCTCTGGTTACGTTTGGCATTACACGAATAGCTGCGAGGAAAGCTTTGATCTTGGGTCCGAAAGGCATATGGGGGCTGGAGCCTGGGCACTGTCGGGGCTCGGAGCGGGCTCACCGGGAAATGCATCGCGGAAACTAGAATCGAAGGATGAAGACTCTGATTCTGATGATGCCGTTCGTAAACACCGTGGTGATGGCGGCGGTGCTGGTGCTGCAGATCACCATCTTCCTCGGCAACCGGAAAATCCTGAAGCTACTCGCGGAGTGGCGTGACTCTCAGACCAGAATCAATGAACTGGATGCCGAGCGTTTGGACTACCTGGAGGAGATCGTTTTCGATGGCCAGCATTAGCAGGCGGGCGGGATCGGACCGATATCCTACGGTTACTCTCTCGTCGTCATCTCCCGCCTTACCGTGAAATCCCCCTGTACTCAGGGTTCGCCCGCGCTGAAGGATACCACTCTATGCGGCTTTAGCCAGGCGCTTCGGTTCCTTTACCGCCTCCTCGAGGCGGTTGGCAGCGATTTCGCAATAGCGCTCCTCGAGCTCGATGCCGATGGCATGGCGCTTCAGGTTTCGCGACGCCACCAGCGTTGTCCCGCTGCCCATGAAGGGATCCAGGATACTCGAGCATTCCTTGGGGGCCTGCTCAATCGCCCAGAGCATCACGCCGAGAGGCTTTTGCGTCGGGTGGAATCGCGGCTCTCTGACCTGCTGCAGGAATCCGTTCCACTTCCAGCGGATCACGCGCACCGACCGGTTGAAGTTCGTCCAGGCCAGTTCCGCGTCGGCATAGCATGTGTTACCGCGGAGCTTATCCCAAACCAGAAAGCACCTCGCCGTCCCAAGATCGAAATAGTTGCCCCCGAAAATAATCTGATGCGGGCAGCGGCTCCGGGCGAGCTCGAGGAGATCGCGGTCAACCGGTTTGTCATCCCAGGCTGAATCGCCGTAGTCGCGCTTTGGGACGGCTTTCCCAGCGCAAAGGCCGGTCATGTGACGCACCACGCCCGCACCGCCGAAGCTCCGGCGCGCCGCGCCCAGGCCGTAAGGCGGGTCGGTACATAAGAAGGTCGGCTTTGACTCTCGGCAGAATCTCAAGCGCGTTTCCGTTGTAGATGGTGATGCCGTTCTTTCGGTAGTAAGGTTTCATCGTGAGAGTTCTTCGCGCGCGCGTAGGGTCTCTACTTCCGTTGGGCGCGCCGGGCGGTAAAACGACGGTCGGATTATAGGCAATCCGTTGTAAGTCCTTTGTTTTCCGGTGGCGCGCGCGGTGCGCCGTGCAGGAAGTTTCAACTTACGGCAGGCAGAAATCGGCGAACGTCATCATTTGCTTGCAACGCCGGCCGGACCGGATGGCCAAACGGCTTTCTGCACACCTAAACCGAGAGCGCCAGGCGAATCGTAGATTGAGGAACGCCGAGTTCTTTTTCGATTGCGCGCCAGCTCATTCCCCGGGCCCGGAGTTCCTTGGCGATATCTCGCCGGAAGACCTTCTTCGGCCGGTGGCTCGGAAGATTCTTGCCGCTCCGGCTGTTTCGCACCGTGCCGACGTCGCCGCGGTCGAACGCCTTGTTGTATTCCGCCTTGCCCGACATCGTCCGCTCTTTGATGATTTCCCGCTCCAGTTCCGCGAAGGCGCCGAGGATCTGAACGAAGAATTTGCCCATCGGCGAGCGGTTGTCCGTGTCGATTCCCTGCGAGGGGCAGAGGAAGCGGACTCCGGAGGCGTCCAGGGTTTCGATGTTCTCACAAATGTGTTTCAGGCTTCGGCCGAACCGGTCCAGCTTCCAGACGAGCAGCACGTCGAACCGGCGGAGCCGCGCATCGGCCAGGAGCTTCGCCAGCACTGGACGTTTGCTTAAGGCTTTGCCGCTGGCAGTCTCGACGTATTCCGCCGGTGGTTCCCATCCCATGCGCTGCGCGTAGGCGCGAAGTTCCGTCAACTGCATCGCGCAGTTCTGGTCAGCAGTTGAAACCCGGGCGTAGATCGCAGTCTTCATTTGGAGGAAGATATCAGGCGGCGAGCTTCGGCACAGTCAGGCGAATGTCTGATTCGAACCAGCGGCCGTCGAACATCAGGCGCTCCGCGGCCCGCCGGGCGGCCAGGCCGTCAACGATCTCTAAGCCGATGTGGCACCACCGAGGGAACTCGGCACTCGCACCGGCAAAATCGCCCAGCCTGAACTTGCGCAAGAGGGTCGAGCCTTCGAGCGTATGCAATCCCAAGTTATAGGCGAAGGAAACGAGGGCATCGAAGCGGCATTGCAGGATATTGCCTGTCATCCCGAATACGCCAGTCTCGAACATCAAGAGATCCGCGGCCAGAAGCTGCTCGGCGCGATCTTGCGTGATCGTCAACCCGGAGGTAACGCCCGGACCTGTGTGGCCGTAGCCCACCGTCCAAATCCCGGCTGGGCACTTGTAGGATGTCAGGTCGCAGCCTTCGAAGTGGCAGATTAAAGCGACGCCGATAGGAGAGGTCTTCATGCTTTTCCTTTCACTGCTGCCAGAATTTCGCACAGGCCGCGGATGTCCTGCCGCTGGGTTATTACCGTAGCGGCCATCAGTTGAATCATGTTCTGCTGATCTGTGGGGCCGTACTCGGGGAACGCCTGCTCGAAGTTGCTGGCTACTGTGAGGCGCAGAATTCTAAGGCTGTAGTGCTCCCACTCTTCCTCTTTTGTCTTGCCGAGAATCTTGCGAATAAACTTGCGCAGCATTACAGCACCACCTGGTTGTTGCCGTGATACGTCGTATTGTCGGTGTCGACGATTAGCTGATTCGTGGAGGGGCGCCACACCGCGATGTGGTTGCCGCCCTGCCACTGGATGATCAGCGGCATGTCGCCAGGGACGCCGAACTGCACTGGGGACGGGGAGCCGGTCCAGACTCCATTCGCTGGATTGTACGAGAGCGCGACTGTCTGGCTGCCTGCGAGCATGATCATTTGCGAAGCGCCGGCGCTAACAGTGACGGGCGGGACGGAATTGGGAATCAGCGCAAGGCGGTAACTTGCGATTCCCTCCTGAACTTCATTCAGGCTCGCCATCCCGGTCAAGGTGCTGGGTTCAATGTCGGTATCCGTCGCGACGTCCCAGCCGTTTTCCGAGAATTCGTTAAACTGGTGGACGATTAGGATTGAGGGCTGCAACTGATCCGCGTAGGACATGAAGGAGTTGAAGGTGCTTCCGTTTTGATTGAGCCCGTCCTCCGGGTCATATACCTTCGTGGTCGCGTTTCCCCAGCCGTTCTGCCGTGAGGGTGTTGCCATTGCAACGGTGAGGTTGTCAGGCTTCGCCTGCGCGATCAGGTAGGACGGAAGAAGTTGCCGCACCGGGTTCAATCGATCGACCCAACTCCAAAACGGATTGAGGGGATTCACTTCGCGCAGTCCCGCCAGGCCGCTCGCGTTATCCCAGAGCGTGGGCTGGTCGTCGATAAAGGCGGCCATCAGTTTGATTGTGAGATTCGGATACTCCGCGGCTATCGCCTGCATTTTGCGCCAGGGTGCTGTGGGGTCGAGGCTCTGGGGCGCGCCGACATAGGCGACCACCAGCGGCTTGCCGTTATAAATGACGCTCCGGTCTGTGTATTGCGCAATCAGGGCTGAGAAATAATCGAGCTCTTCTTCGATCGGAGTCTTGCCGTTGCTGTCGAGGTCGAAATACGCCGGGTCGCCGCCGCCCACGAGGGGAACGATTTTCAGCGGGGTGCCTAGTTGCGTGAAGGCCGGGTATAAATTCGCGGTACTTGATTTGATGGCCTGGAAAGAATCCCAGTTGGCCTGCCCACAATACGGCGCCCAAGCCTGCATGAAGCTGCAGTTGAGTCCGTTTGTCAGATCGACTAAGACGCCGTCAATACCCATCTGTTCGAGCCATGCGGCGTGCTGTCTGATTACGAGAGGATCGGCGCTGTCATAGCCCTTCAGGCCTGCATTCTGCATCGATACGGAGGCCAGGAGGGGTTGCGAGTTCGACCATTCGAAGCCGACGGCGGCGGGACCGAACCAAGCTTCATACTCCATGAGGACGATGTGCGTAGGAGCTTGCGCGCAGAGTGCGGACGCAATAAAAGGAAATATTAGGACCAAAGATTTCATTGCTTGAGCCTGAGAATTACTGGTTCAGAGGAGCGGATTCACGAGGGACTGCAACGCGAGATAGAATGGCGGGCATGCCGAACAAACTCACTACTCCAATAGCGCTCGCAGCCATCGCGGGCTTCGAAGCCCAAAAAGCCGAGATAGACCAGAAGATTCGAGAGCTGCGCGAAATGCTGGAGCCCGCTGAAGGGCGGCCGCTAAATCCTATCGAGACGGACGCGCCAGGGAGCGCCGCGCGGGGGAAGCGTCACTTCAGCGCCGCCGCGCGGAAGAGAATGGCCGAAGCACAGCAGCGAAGATGGGCGGCCAAGAAAGGCATCGCGCTGGTTGCCGAAAAACCGAAGCGTAAAATCAGCGCCGCGGGGAGAAGGGCGATTAGCGCCGCGCAGAAGAAGCGTTGGGCGGCGATGAAACGCGCCGGCTAAGGCTTTCAGGGAATCCAGTGAATCGTCAGGCGGAGATGGTCCGGAAGGATAAAAAGTAAATAAGAAAAGCCGAGCACGAGGGCCCCGAAGAAGGCAATGACCAGATCGGCAAACAAGTTGTCTAGCTTCTCTCTCGTGCTGCTCTTCATTCCAGTCCCTCGTGAACTACGCAAAGCCGAAGACGGAATCACAGGGCTACCTCTTCTTTATTTTCGGAGGGCAAAGAAATGTCTCCGGGGTGAGAGACTCCCCACATTGCGACTTCCGTCCGGTTTCCCATACCCAGCTTCGCGAAGATATCCGCGAAGTAGACTTTGACTGTTCCTGTAGTGAGGTGAAGCTCAAAAGCAATTTGCTTATTCGCTTTCGCCTGCATGAGCAGCCGTACCAACTGTTTCTCCCGCGGGCTCAGAGCCTTACCTAACGGGGACTCCGAATCCTTGTACCTTAGACGGGGCAATCGGCAGGTGGGACAGACCCGCTCGTTATCCTTGGCGCGGAAATCCTGCTGGCACCGAAAGCAGTTTCTCGTCTGCTCAGTATGAAGAAATCCTTGGCTATTCATGCTTGACCTGAAGATGCGAAAACAAACCAGCCAAACCCGATGCCGCCATAGTCAAGACGGCACCGTTGTTTGTTACTACCCCGATTACGGTGAGCCCGATCACCAGAACGACTAGAGCGACGATGACGGGAGTTTGGGACATCAGGCGGCCAAAGGGGCGGATACAACTGCGGGGCTTGCAACGGGGATCGTATGGCCGAGGCCAATTGCGGAGACAACACCGAGGACGGTGGGCGTGATGGCCTTCACGTCGCTAATTTCGTCGGCGGCCATTTTAATCGTGACGGTGCCCGAGGCGAGAGCGGCCTGCAAGGTCGCTTCGTCATTCAGAGCGATGGTGACCTTGGCCAGCATTGCATTGCTCGCATTGCCGATAGCCGCAATCATAGAAGCGGCTCCGGGCTCAAGCACGGTGGCAACGGTTTCGACAGTTGGAATCGTTTTGGTAGCGAAGGCGACGGCCGCCTGCACCTTGGGAAGATCGCTCACGGCGAGCGCTTTCAAAGTAGTGAAGGCTTTCGCCACCGCGTGCTCGAATGAAGTGAAAAACGTCATGGTCGGTATTACTCCTTGGTGAAAAGGACAGCTTCGATAGTGCGCTTCACGGAGCGCCGGTAGGCCTCATGCGCCGCCAGATACCGATTGAGGCGCAGACCGATCTCGCGCCTTTCCTCCGGCGCGGCATTATCAATTGCACGGATCAGAAGACTGACGGCGGGCGAAAGCAGCACGAGCGGAATGCCGGAGCGCAAGCCCATGTTCAGAATGGCCGAACTGAGCGCGGAAGTTGCGGCGCCCAGCTTCGAAATCGCCTTCTGCACCTTAGAAGGCCCCGCCCCGCGCAAGAGCGATGACGATCGCCTCGAAATTGGAGAAGAACCTCGCCACCTTCTGTTTCTTATTCATCGGCGGCGGATGGAAGTACTTGATGTCGAGGTTGTGTGTCGCATCGTGGAAGTCGGCGGTAATGCCGGTTACGTGCTGAGTGAGTTCAGGGGCTGCTTTCGCAATTGCCTGCATGCTCTGCTCGGTGGCCTTCGAAACTCCCTGCACGCGATTGAACAGGCAGTCGGGATTGCCTCCGACGGGCTCGCCGAAGGCGTCGAAATAGGCGCAATCGGTGAAGGGTGGAAGTGCATCATCGATGTGCGCGGTGATGTCAGCCAGTTTGGTGCTGGTGGCGCCGAGGCCCGCGATCGCCGGTTCCAGATCGGCTCGCAATTCCGCGACCTGGTCGAGAGCTTGCCCAGTGCGGGAGTCAGTAATCTTCAGTGCCTGGCCTAATCTGGAGTCGGTGATCTTCAAGGTCTGGGATATCTGACCATTCAGCGCGCCCCCCTGCTCCCGAATGGCCGTCATGGCGTTCCGTTCAATGGCGGTGAGCTGTTTGCTGGTATCGTTGCGCAAGCCGCGAATCTGGGTGTTCAGAAAAGTGAGCACAAGCGCGCGCATGGGGATCTTGTCCTGAATATCGAGGCTCCGCGGATCCCCATCGAGAACGCGCGAAAGCTGGGAGGTCAGATCCTGGTGAATGCCCGCGAGTTCCGCTGGCAAAGCCGCAACGGTAACATTGACGGAGCGGACGGCAAGAGCGGTCTGAATCAGAACTGCCAGGAATGCGGCGAGCGCGAGACAGACCAGCACGTCGCGAATGGGTTTGATATTCATCGGGCTCTCTTGCTTTCTGGCTTTCGGGCTTTCGAGCGCTGGCCGGGGAGATCCCAGCTCAACAGCTCGTAGATTTCCGGTTCCGGCCATTCGTCAAGCGGAATCACTTGCCTACCCTGCGAAGGTCACGCCGATCTTCGAGGAGGTTCTGAGCGGCGAGGGATTCGTCCATGCGCTTCTCGCGCTCATCCATTTGGGTCTGCACGCGTGTGATCGTGACCTGCAGTGAATTCAGCGTGAGTACCAGCGTCTCGTTGGTGGCCGATGCTTTCGCGGCCTGCACTTCGACGACAGTGAGTCGGTTCGACAGGGAGCCATACTGCACCGCGAAACCGCCCAAAAGAACAGCGGCGGTTATGATATGGCCCAAGTCAATCTTCCAATCGATTTGCATCATGTCCAACCGATCTATGCGAGGAGCCGTCCGCCGGGCCCGAGTTCCTGAGTCATCTCATTGCGAGCACGGAAATATGCGCGCAGGTCATCCCGCAGCCGAGGTTTATTGCCGGAGAGTTGCCAGAGGCCCTGCCAGTCGCGCTTCAGATCGCGATTTGGATCGAACTGGTTTTCCACCAGAATTCGCTCACGCTCGCGGTAAAAGCGATTCGTCTTCGGGCCGTGCCAGAAATGCGTGATGTGATTGTCGATGTACCAGATATCGGCCTTCAGAGCGAGCGCGCCTGCCTGCCAGTTCCGGACGGCTTCAAAGTACGGTGCGCAGCCTTTAATGTCGAGATCATCGACCAGGCCTGCCATTCCGTATCCCATAATCCAGTCGGCGCTGCCGAGGATCGCCTGATCGAACATGCCGCCCATGTCGTTCCAGGTGTCGCGGTTGAACGCCCAGCCGAGGCCGGTTGCGCCCCACCAGATTTTCTCCGCCGGCGGAGTTTCCGGCCGCTCGCAGACGTTGCCGCCGTAGTGGTTCGGGTTAGCCTTCGGCTTCCTGGAAGCCATCTGCGAAACACCAGGGCTCCGCGCTGTAGCAGGGTCCTGGTGGAATACGTCCGCAGTGATGGATTGCGAGTAGGAATAGGCGAAACCGTTGCTCACGCAATAGGGGCGGTGCCGATAATCGGAATCGGTGAACTGGTGGAACAGTTGAACGGCGCCATAGTGTTGGAGCTGGTGGATTGTTTCGAGAGCCCAATCGTAACGGGACATCTGCACGTCCCCGTCCAGCCAAGCCACGTACTCAGCTTCCGGAGGCATGCGCGAGACGATCAGGTTGAGAACATTCTCTTTCAGCCAAAGCTCGTGAATCGTGCGGAACTGGAAATCGCGGGGATTCCTGGGGTCGGTTACTTCGAACGGCCGGTCTCCGAAGGCAACCTCGCCCACGTACAGCTTTACGTTTGCGGAGGCCTCCATGCGCTTGCGGAAATCGTTGAACATCTCCCTGCGCACAGGCCAGCGTTGCGGGTTGGAATACATACATGCGACATGGAGAGTTCCTTTTTCCGACCACGGAGAAAAGGCCAGGTGAACATTGGGATGCAGGGATTTTTGATGCTTTGAGGTCATGATGTCTCGGAAAGTGGGAGGAAGCGATATTGCTCGACGAAGCGCGAAGTCCGCGGGCACTTAAGCTGTCCGACCAGGTCGTAATAGCTCGGGTCTTCGAACTTCTCGCGGTAAATTCGTTCCCAGCGCGCGCAATCGCAACGCGGTTGGCCACAGCGGCAGGCTGGACTATTTGGATTCGGCACGTTCAGCCCGGTCGCCATCACGCCAGGGATCGGCAGTTATCAGATCATTGACGACGGAGAAAAAGATAGACTCGGCCTCGGCGTGAACGCGCTTCAATGTCCAGACCTTTTCTGGGTTGGTGTCGGTCTCGTGGTCATGGCTCGTCGCGCGAGCATTTCCGCGAAGTGAATCGCGGTCCGAATCGTCGGCCAGCGATTCGAGCAGAATGCGGACGACCGGACCTTTGCGCTTTCTCACTGCCGTCGCGTTGGGCGCCTCCAGCAGGACGCGGGCGCGGACGGAGTCGGCATCGACGCGTTCGACAATGACACCCTCGCCGTTGCATACGGGGATGCGGATAGACGCAACTGTCTTCATAGAGTTGGGGGGCGGACTATTTTAGAGACCGGCCCGGCGGTCTTGCACCTGGTGGGTGCGGTGGGGTCCTACGCCGCTTTGTAGCGGGGAATCGCTTTCAGTTTTCGCTTGCCTGTGCGCGCTTCAGTCTGGAGTGCCTCCGCGGCGGAGTTGCCGAGTACTCCGGCGAGCGCCTTAAATGTGACGTCGCAAATTGCGAGCAGGCCTTTCAATCCGCCGGCGGCCTTGCATACTTTGGCCATCGATTTCCAGGACTTCTCAATCGGCCGCGGGTCGATCTGAATGACAAAGCGATCGCCTTCGGGATATGCCCAAAGGGTGGGATGCAACAGCTCGTCCGGGTACCAACTTCTGATGGTTTCTTTTAGATCGTCGAGGCGCTTTTGCCGGGGCGCCCAAACCTGACTCTCCATATACAGATCGCCAAATTCATCGAACGCAGCGATTTGTTCGGGGGTTGCCATAATCCAATGGTGCGCACGCGGGTCCGCCGGCCGCCATCTGTATAAGCGTCAATTCCAGTTATCGTAAAGAAGAGCATATGAAATGCGGAAGTTTATTTGCGCCAAATCTTCAGACTGAGCCGACGTAGGCGGGAAATCCTCGAACTCGTCTGCCTCGGGTCGGCGGCGAAGGTCATTGCCGACGAGCTCGAAATCACTGTCAGCACCGTGAATTCCCACATTGCCGACATCTGCCGCAAGGCCCATGTTTCGCGGTCCCAACTAGTGGTTTATGCCCTCCAGCATCCCGGCGCGCTAATCCGTGGAAGGGACTGTCTGCCGGGCCTCCATCCCAGAGGGTGCGCCTGCGATTCGCCGTTTTGCAAAGGCATGAGGAGCACTGCCTGATCATGAAAACGATTCTGATTGTCGAAGATGACCCAGCCATCTTAAAGCTGGTCGCGAGTATCCTGATAGAGGCGCACGCCTATGAAATCCTCTCTGCCAGGTCCGGGAAGGGCGGCCTCCGGATCGGGCTCGACTTCCCGCGGCCTATCCATCTATTGCTGGCGAACGTGATTCTGCCGGGTATGTTGGGTACTCACGTGGCAGCCGAACTGAAGGCGGTACGGCCTGCGATGCGGGTAATTCTGCTGGCGGGAAAGGCCGACGAAGATCTGGCGGTGCTGCATGGGGGCTGGCAAATTCTCGAAAAGGATCATCTCCGGGCGGACCTGCTGGCGCGAGTCAGGGCAGAACTGGGAGCGCGCGCCGGCGCCGGATAATATATTCTCTCTGTATGGATGCCGCTCTCCGCAAGGCTGCGCTCGCTCAAAGCATGGACGCCTACGTCACGGCGCTGAAAGGGCTCACCAACGAGCAGTTGGCCCAGGAGCGACGGATTCTGCTCCACGTCCCCGAGTTGCAAGACGTGCTCGAACGCGAGATCTCGCGGCGGAAGGCGAAGGCCGCTGGGGCGTAGGGTTAGGTCGGGATGTAGCCCGCTTCATCCCAGGCGAAGATGTAATAACCATCGGGGTCTGTGCCGGGCGCGGTGACAGGCCACTCGCTGACCAGCAGGAACGGGTCGTCATCGAGCTGCTCCAGAATGAAATAAGCGTGCACGCCAGTCCGGGCGATGCCGTCGATGATCTTTCGTCCGGCTTCGGGAATCACGGTCGGCGCCTCGACGCCTGGCGCGTGTACGACGCGTAAGCACTCCAGCACGCCATCCGAACATTCACCGATCAGGTAGCGCCGCCATGCCAGGAACGCGCCCTCGTCTTCGAATAAGAGCTTGCGAGCTTCCCTCAATTTATCGCGCTGGTATTGCGCCACGCCGTGGCCGTTGAGCATCAGCGTGTGACTCCTGAGGATGGCGATTTGCAGCTCAGTCAGCGGCGGTGGTGCTGGGCCGTCCCCGTTAAATCGACAGGCTGGGTTGCCGCATGCACAGCGCGTGGGCAGTTCCGCGCTGATGGGTATTGCTTCCATTGTTGGCATCGAGAGGGTACCTCTGATGCCAGTGTACAGAATCTCGCGGGGCGGGAGCGTAGGATGGGATTATGGACCGGATCAATTTGGAGACTTGCCCGGTGGAAGCGACTCCCCAAGCTGGCGTCTCGCTTGTCTGGTCAGTGTCTCCGCAAGCTCTAGGCACTGTTGAGGAGTCAGAACAAACTGAATCGTCGTGGTGTCGCGTGCTGCAAGCTCCGCTGGAGTCGATACGTACTCAACTGCTAGAAAAACGGCAGTCCCTGCTACCGGCGCAGTTCTCCAGCCGGTAACAGGCTTTAGGATTACGTTGCCTTCGCTGTCGGTTTCGAGTGGCTTCATAAATTATTTGTCCCCCGATGCCAGCAGCTTCGGCCCGTGCGTCTCAAAGAACGTGCGGCCGTCGGCAGCGAGCATGTAAGGCATGAGCACCTCAACTGCCTGCACCATGCCCAGGTCGATTAGGGCTAGCTGCGATTTCAGCCACCAGTAGAGTTGACGCCAGGCAATGCGCTCCGCTTGTTCCCGATCCCTGTCGGCCATCTTTGTCTGATTGAACTGGCCCCATTTATCGCGCCGGCTGTTGAGGGTCTTAAAGACAGGATCTGTCCGCACTGGCAGTTTGTAGGGAATCTTCCCCGCTGCCGTCGGAATTACGAAGGACAGGCCGACCACTTTGCGGCCCTCCAGCTCCTGGTTGATGGCAGTAGCGCCGGCATGAACCAGCAGCCCCATGATCTCGCCGATACTCTTGCTGACCGGAACGTCGGTGGATTCGGTGAAGAGGGTTTTTTTCTTTGTCGGCATTTCAGGAGTCTCGATTTCAGAGCTTCAGAAACCAGACAGCCAGCGCGGCGGCGATCGCGACAATCGAGAGCCAGAAAAACCACGTCAGGATATTCTTGATCGATTTCAGCGTTGTGTCGATGGAGTCAAAGACGGCTGGCGTTTCCGGCTGAGGCATGGCGAAGGCATAGCCGCAGGCACAATGAGGCGTTCCGGCGTATTCGCGCTTGCAGGAGGGACAGGTCATTGGAGGTCTCCGACGCTATTAATATTCACTGAGGGCATGCGACGTCGCCCAGTTTCACAACCACCGGAAGTTGGACGCGATTCGCTGGATACGAACCGAAACCCACGACGCCTCCCGGCTTTGCTCCCTGCCACAGATCCAACCAAAGCTCCCACTCGTAATTCCCGCACGGAAACGGGACAGCGGGTGCGTAGATACTTCCGCCGGCAGCCGTGATCGTCGCCGGGAGTTGGAAGTTAACCTGATAGAGGCCTGGGAATTGAGGCGACGGCCCGACGAACGAAAAGGCCGCCTCAAGATAAGTGCAACAGAGCTGTCCAAACTCCGGGACTTCGTAGTTCATCGTCACGGGGCTTTTCGGGCTGCTGTTGACGAATGTCCCGAGTCCCGTCAGCCAGATCGTGTAATACTGCCCAATTCGCGCCGGGTTCGAAGACGAGAGCACGTGACCTTGCTGGTCTGTGATGGCGCCTCGAACCGACTGGTTCGCAACCGTCTTCGTAAATGTCAGGCCGCAGTTCTTATTCGCATCCGGGAGGCTGGGATCGATCACGCAATCATAGCCCTCGGAAAAGATGCGGGGCTGCGCATATATAAACTGAGGATTCGGGCCATATTGGGTCAACTCCACTTGGCTGCCAGCACTGCTGCCGCTCGCCGCACCGTCATCGATCACGCCGTTTACCCGAACCACGAGAGAGAGAAGCGGGGCGCCCATGCCCGGTAATTGCTGAAACTGCGGGATTGCTGGCAATGAGCTGAACAGAATGAAGTTTATTTGGGAGGGGCTCGCGAATATCAACTGAAGAGCCTGACACTGGGATGCGTCGAGCTGAGAAATCTTTCCTGCCACGCAGATGAACGCTTCGGTTGGCCCGAGCCTCAACGGAAAAGGCAGCGCGGCGAATTGGTACTGGCTGTCTGAGAGCCCGGTTCCGAAGACGGTGCCCAAACCCCCGAGCGCGATGCCACTGGTGAAATCTGCGCCGCTGACCACGGATAGGATATGAGGCTGCGCGTTGATCGGACCGGCGGCGAGAGCCGCAAACATCAACAGCGAAACTGCCGGCTTCGTCATTTAGCCATCTTCTTTTTTGCCTTTGCCTTCGCCTTTGTCGTTTTTTTCTTTGGACCCCAGCGCGCCTCCGCCGCCTTGCGCGCAATTTCGGCCCGTTGGTCCGGAGTGAGCGCGTTGGCGCGAGCTTTGCCCCCTACCTGGCCGCCTGATCGGGCGAATTCCTTTCGCTCCTCCTGGGTTTTGCCATCCATCGAGGCTTTCCCGCCTAGTCGTCCCAAGGCCACGGCGTTGGGGTTCTTCTTCTGAGCCATCGGCATAGAGCATAACACAGCGTTCTGATAAACATTTTCCTCGCATCCAATATTTGTGCTTGACAGAGCGCATTGAAAAGCATAAGATTAGAGAGTAAGCAAAACAGCCGCGAGGCTCTAAAGCGCAGAGGATTCCCAACATGATTGACCGCAACGAAGACGGAAGCCCGGACTACGCCGAACCATTCCACGGCAACACCTGCCAGAACTGTGGACGCGACGTCACGCGCCTCACGCTCGTACCGGAATTCGAGTACATGGGCTGCGACGACTGCATGGAGGAGGCTCTGGCAGTCATCGCCAAAGAGGCCGCATTCCTCGCCGAAACCGGCTGCACCGTTGCAGAGAGCGAGGCTTTCCTGGCCGTGGTGGTGAAGGCCGCCCGCCGCGCCCGCCAACAGGGCGAGTTATTCACGGAGGTGGCGTAATGCCTCAACCTGGATTCATGACCCAGATCATACCGCTCTCCGGAGTCTCACAAGACGCCACGGGAGTGGCGCGCCACTGCTATTTGAACCTGTCGCTCGACGGCAACCAATGGTGTGTCCTATTCGGCAGTGACCTGAACCGCGGCATCGCTGGGTTCGGCAACACGCCCAACGACGCCGTAGCCGAATTCGAAAAGCAGTTCAAAACGGCAAACGACAGGCCGCCAATTCCAACCACACGCTTTGATTGGTCGGCATGGATTGACGGGCGCGAGGAATGGAAAGCCGGACACGGCGCCACGAAAGACGAAGCGATTCGCGACTTGCTGCTCCAGATCGAGGAGGAATAACAATGCCTCAGCAAAAGCTCGCCCTCACCCCCAACGTGCCGATTCAGATTGCCCTCAAGTACCCCGAAGGCAAAATCGTGGAAGGGCGCTTTGGCGACCAGGTCTACTTCTCGCTCGCCGAGCCGCCCGATTCCTGCCTATACCTCGATATGGGTATCGCGCAGGCCATCAATCAATTGGGCCTCCGGAGGGGACAACTCTTCTGGGCCTGCAAGCGATGGAGCGGCAAAAAAAGCGACTCGCCGATGTGGGATTTCTGGCCCGTGGCCAGAGATGAGATGAAGCCCGTGCCCTCACCCGCCGCGCAGGCTACCGGGATCGCGGACACGGAATTAGAGCAGCAACTCCGTGCATCGCTCGCCGAGATTGAGCGCAAGAAAAAGGCCGAAACGGTTGCACCCGCTCCGGCCCCGACTGCGCCAACACCATCACGTCAATTAGCACAGCCGCCTTCGAACAACGGCAATGGTACCAGCAACGGACACAATGCACCACCTGACAATGGCGGCAGTAGCGGCAACAGCGGCAATGGCGCGCCGAAGCCATATCTGGTGTCGGGCGTTCCGACCAAGATTCCGATGAACGTAGCCCTTCGTGAGATCGTGGAATTCACGACGGCTGAACTCAAGACGTCAGGACTCCATCTCGAAGGCGGTCCCATCCAGGATTTGATTTCGACCTTCGTTATCGGCGGCATGCGCGAGGGCTGGATCGGCGTATGGGAGCGGGGTGCGAAATGAGCGCCGCCCGTTCTTTCGTGACGATGGACGCTCCGGGGGACGTATTGTCCCCCTCGAGCGTGGCATCCTACCTAAGCTGTGGCCCTAAATGGCGATACGGCCATATCGACAAGCTCGACGACCCCCCGACCGGAGCGCGGACCATGGGTAGCGCAGTGCATGAAGCGCTGGGCGCCAATTTCGGCCAGAAGATTGATACGCGCACCGATCTGCCGGCAGCCGGCGTTCAGGCGGTCTACCTCGAGGCCTGGGACAAGCTGGTCCGGGGCGACATGCCCAATCGTTTTGGTAAGCCTTCACTACCCACCGAATTCCGGGATGACGAACTACCGGGGGAGCTGAAGGCTCAGGGCCTGGCTCTCTCTCTTAAATACCTCGAGGAGGCCGCGCCGAAGATTCAGCCGACGGCCGTCGAGTTGCCCGTGACTGGAACCATCGCGGGCGTTCGGGTGCGCGGCTTCATCGATTTGCTGGATGACTCCGGCCGCATCATCGATATCAAGACGGGGGCAAAAAAACCGAACGAGATCTCGTCTGATTACAAATTCCAGGTGGCCAGTTATTCCCAGATCTGTGACAGTGCCTCCGGCCACGCTCGAGTGGACACGCTCGTAAAAACGAAGTCTCCGCAATTGGTCCATCTGGATTGCACCATCGATCAGAAGGACGTCGATGCCACCCAAAAGCTTTACCCCCTGGTGCAGAATTCCATCCGTGCCGACGTCTGGCTTCCCAACAGGTCACATTTCATGTGCTCTCGCCGTTCGTGTGGCTTCTGGCGGGCATGCGAACGCGAGTTTGGGGGGACGGTGGGCGAATGACAATCAAGAAAATCATTGAGCGCGCCCGCCGGCAGAAGCGGATCCGCGCCGGCCTGGTGCTCTGCGACAACTGCGATAATCCGGCATCGAAGGAGCTATCGCAGGCTCTCCATTGGACGGCCTGCGCGCCCTGCGTCTGGGGCGAGGCGGATTCGCTCGACCCATCCGACTTCATCGCGGTGCCGGAATGAGTAGCTTCAAGCGCGAACTTCGCCAGCAACTCCGCGCCTTCCGCGGCGGACTTCCGGGCATTCTCTTTTTACTCTTTTGGATTGCAGTCTACTTCTTGGTGCCGACGGGGCCGAGATGATGGCCCGCCTGCTTTCCTCTCGGTGGACGTGGGGCATCGTCACTGGTTTGTGGATCCTTGCGAAGGTAATCAAATGAAAAAGAGCTTTTGGTTTAGCTGGGCCCGGCTGTTTCGTTGGCTCGTCTGCCTGATAATTTCTGAGGCTGTCATTTGGAAGCTGCATATCCCCGCCCTGCCGGCGGCCTTGCTGGCCCTGGCGGTGGGAGCGCTTGCTTGGTGGCCATGGGGCGAGCTTCCCAAATGACACGCCTGTCTCGAAGGGTGGACTTTGACCTGCTTTCGGCAGCATACTTCCTCCAATGGCAGGCGAGCCAATGTTGAAGAGGTGGTTTGATCGCCTTGCGCTCGCGTGGTATCGATGGGAGTTTAGTGGGTTCAGAATATGGAAAAAACGAAGGTGAAAAAGACAAGGGGCGGTCTTAGCCCTGAGCCCCTGTCTTCCGCTGACGAGGGTTCACGAGGAGCTGGATCGCGAGCCTATCCCGAAAAGTACGACATCAAAATTACCCTCGCGGCGCGCGATGACGAGAGGCCTGAACTGACAGTCGAATTAGACGGGGTTCTCCGCTCTGACATTCTCGACCCCAATTATCGAAATGATGGGATTGCCTCGCTGGTCAGATCGATGGATCGATTTGTCTACGATTCAGATCCCCCGATCCAGTCCCTCGTGAACCCACGGAAGCGGGAGAAACTCCAGAGGGCTAGACCAAAATGAGAACTACCATCTCTGAGGGAAAACGCTATTTCGTAATGGGAGTGCCCAGGTTTAGCGCATTCCTGATCGAGTCACTTATCATTCTGGCCTCGGTATTTCTGATGGGAGCTGCTTATGGCGTCCGGAGCGCGATTGCGAAGCTGCAGCCGAAGCTCGAATCCAATATGGCGGACCAGGAGCGATTGCAAAGTCGGCTTACCGAAATTCAGCAGGTTCAGGAAAGTTGCCGGCAACTGATCGACAGATCGAAGGCAAAATGACCCACGAGGAGTTCGCCAAACGAAGACTTCAGCTCATCGATATCGAGATGAAGAACCAGCCGGGTTGGTTTTACATGAGCTTCGCCAGCGAGGAAAGGGGTTTTCTGGGAGCGGCGATCGTTCAGGGGCAAGGCCCGGTTACAGCAAACGATCGATCCTGGCGTCTCCGTATTAACCCGGGAAACTGCCAGGTCGCATTCGTGGAACTGGACGCCAAGATGATGGAACGCGTACCGGTGGAAGAGCGCGAGAAGCTACTCTCGAAAGCGGACCTCGTGCGCATCTTTGGTGGAATTGAGCGCATGGGCATCGAGGAATGGTAGCCAAAATGAGAAGTCCTTGGGAGCGCGATGTCAGCTACAACGCACGACGAATCCGCGAGGCCGGCTTAACGCCATGGGCGCAAGCACAGAAATGGCGACGGCGATTCTGGTACGCCGCGTTCGTAATCGTGGTCTTGATTCTGATGCTGCTGGCGATCTATACCAGCCGCTAGCCCTTGGCGCCGGAGGAATGCTCGCCGGCCGCGCCGGTGGCGAGCGGCGTGTTTTCGAGGAGCGCGGCGGCGAAGACAGGCGTTTCGCGTTCCATCTCCTCAGCAAAGATTTTGAGGTCGCCCCAGTCTTCGTTCTTGACGAGGCTCTTGATCTGCCGGGCCACGCCGCGGTTGTAGGCATCGAACGACGCCTGGACGGTCTTTTCCTGTTTCACCGAATTAATCAGGTTGCCAAGAAAGGCATGCATTTGCTCACCTCGCAACCAGCATACTCCCCCCGCTATGTTGCGGAACGATCGTTTCATATGCGGCCGGCGCTACGTTTTAAATCGCGTTCTCGAAAGAGCGATGGTAAGGTCTGCAACGTGGGGTGTGCAGCAGTGCATACCTATTGCACCCATTTTTTTCAGGAGAACACCTCGATGGAAAACGAAGAGCCGGAGTGGTTGACCAAAAGGCAGGCGTCAGCACGGATGGGAATCGGAGAGCGCCAGGTCCTGCAGCTCGCAGGGAAGGGCAAACTTCGCCGGAGACGCGAGCGCGATCCGGCGACCAAACAACACGTGGTGAAAGTCCACGGAGGCGACGTCCAGGCTTACATCGATGCGGCGAAGCCCGCCGTACTGGAAGTAATGCCCGCATCGGCCGCGTTGCCCGCGATCCGCGCCGAGAACCCGCAGAATGAAAGCATCGCAATTATCCTTGCAACCCTTGCCAAGCAGGCGCTGGCACCCGCTCCCGGCGAGTGGATGGACCTCGACCGAGCCTCTCAGGCATCCGGACTTGATCGCCAAATTCTGCTGCGCCTGGTTCGCGAGGGGAAGCTGCCGGCATTCCGGGGTCAGCCGATCAAAACTGGGGAATCTTCAAGAGCTAAGGCCGGTTCCAGTTGGCGCGTGTGCCGGCGGGACCTGGACGCGATCCAGGGCGAGATAGCATGCCAGGTGTAAAGCAATCCCATAATTCCGATCAGGAATGGATTATCTGGCGATTTTTTCTCTCCTTTGCGAAGCCCGTAGATTCCGCCAAACGACTGGGCTACTTCGACGCAGCGCGCATCTTCTCGCTAAGAGGAAACGTCTTTCGGCGGCGTGCGGCTCGGCCGTATGTACCGGTAGAGCATCGGCTTTTTCTCACCGTGAGGGAAGCCGTCGTGTATACCGGATTGTCGGAGCGCCGGCTAAGGAAGTTGATAGCGAGTGGATGCCTATCGGCGCGAAGGGACGGCTATACGCGGGTGAGGCGCCGGGATCTCGACGCACTCCAAGGGAATAGCCTGGACGCTTGATTCGCCATCTCTTCGCCATGACGCTGCTTCACCCCGCGCCGGTGGCCAATGAGAGGCATAGAATTGGGATTGTCATTTTGGGTTGGGAAAGGGAAAGGGCCGGCGGTTGATCCGGCCCCTGTTGGAATGTGAAATTCAATCTTAGTGGCAGACTTAAGTCTATCGCGTCCGTTGCTGAATTACAGCCCCAGCGATGCGCCGGCATTGTTGCGCCAGATCTCGGTTCTGCGGAAATAGCGTTGCACGATAGCGGGACTCTGGCCCGTGTAAGCTCCGATACGCATCGCTCCGATGTTGGCTTCCCCCAGTGCGGTAACGGCCCCGCTCCTCAAGCTGTGCATGCCCGATTGGGTCGGATCAATACCAATTCCCTTCAGGCAATTCTTCAGAATTCGGCAAAGGCATTCCCCATCGAGCGGCTCTCCCTTGCGGTGAGCGGTGAGCCGGCAGAAGACCGGACCGGGATCATCCCCGCGCACGCGCAGCCAGCCCTTCAGGACGCGCACCGGGTCGGTATTGGTATGTCGACCCCTGACGATTCCTACAAGCCGTCCCTTGCCCTCCTGGTCCTGTTTCTCGCGGTCTATGCTGATTATCAAACCCTGTCGGACAAACTCAATATCCTTGAGGGTCAGAGCTGCAAGGTTCGAGCGCCGGAGGGCGGAGGCGAATCCCACTACCAGCAGGGCACGGTTCCGCATGCTGGCCGGGCTGCCGATCTTGGCCAGGCGGCTGGACATTTGCCGCAATTCCCGTACCGTGATCGGCCGCATCTGCCGAGGCTTTTCTCCGCGCAACCGTTGGGCGCCCCGCAGCAGCTCCGCGATATTGGCGCTATTCGGGGAGGGGAGGCCGAGCGCGCGGTGTTCGTGCACGATGGCGCATTTTCGCCTTCTGGCGGTTGTGATTTTCTTGCCCTGGCTCAACAGGTCGGTGAGGTAGAGAGACAGAGTTTCGGAGGTGGTAGGCAGGCTTGCGAGATTGAAACTCGCGCACCAGGCGGAGTACATGCGGACGTCATAACCGTAACCCGCCAGGGTGTTTCGGGCGACGAGGCCTTGGCGAAGGCGGGCTTGTTCAAGTCTGAGGGTTGCAATGGTGTCGTTAGGATTGTGGGTAGCCATCTTTGCTCCGTTAAAGCAGGGGTGGTGAGGGGAGTTTCGGTATTATCAGTACCGCGGCTCCCCGTTCTCAATCATCTCACCCGATGCGCCCAGAGTGGGCTTGGGGTGTTTTACCTCAGGGTGAAAACCTGCGGGGCGTCGTTAAAGCCCTACATTGTAAACGAAAGAAGGGTTCGATTCGCATCGCGCTCGCCCAGTTTGATCCATCGGGCGACATTGGCGGCGGTCCAGGAAACGGCTTCGCGCAACGAGCCCAGCGGTTCGGACGGTT